TCAAAACCGCGCCATTTTTTTGTCAAAAACCAAATGTTAAGAAATGTTAAAGAAATTAGAAATCGATCAATCTACTTCTAATCGCTGCAGATTCGCTACCCGATACTTTGATCTGTAGGTTATCATTTTTAATACCAACTTGTAGTTCGTCTTGGACAAGATCCTCAGAACTGTAGTATTGCATAATTCTCTGATATTCGGTAATAAATCTAGGAACCAGTGCAGGGTAAATTAGGTAAATATCACGTTTTGACTCGTTTAACTCCAATTCGTAAATGTAGTTAGAAACAGGTTCTTTGTACATATTGGGTGGTGGCAGCGGAGTTCCAGCAGGCACCTTAGGAACGTAATTTGGAGGTACGATCAAACCACCTTCTATAATAATTTTTCCTTCTGGGTTCTTATGTTGAATAGTTCTCCAATATCTTGTTTCGTTTGCTGCAGTACCATATAGGTCTCTGACTTTAGATTCTAGTTCATAGTTAGTTAATGGCCATTGTGTGTACACATTGGTAATGTCATTCATGATCAAAATGACCCATTCATATTTTGCACTGCCATAGATATTATGTGCTACATGATAAGGTTTTTCATCCTGAGGAATGCTATACTTTTCAAAAAATGTTGCATCCTCAAAATAGTTAGGAACAACCTTTGCTCTTCTGAAAAGGTTTTTAATGGCAACATAATTTGTTGGAACAGTTTCCTTACTTGGATCCGCAACGTAGATATTTGGAATAGATGAAAAGAATTCTGACATATTAGTACCCTTGGTCGATGTCTTCTCTGGTCACAATAGAGATTTCCGCAAATCTCAAATCTAGAGTTAGTGCAGGAACAGCGCCCGCGTCTGTGTTTACATATTGTCCATCAGGAGTATATGAAACGTTAACAGAGGTTAAAACACAAGGTTTGAACTTGTATAGTCCTGGTATCTCAGCAATAGAACTTGAAGAAACACGAATACCGTTGTTGTTGGCACTCGAATTAATATCATTCAGTCTCTTAAATTCAATCATAAATCTATTTGGAACTTTTAGGTATCTTGCTGATCCAGTTGTTCCTGATCCTGGTGAATTTGCTGCTTGAGCACCCTGCCCACCTCCAAGAGCACCTGCACCTGAAGATGGACCACTATCATAAGAAGGTAGCATACCTTTTTTGAAGAATTTTACAATTCCAATAATATCATTTGCTTCAGTCGTATTTCTTGCTATCAGTTTGAATGAGAAATTATGCTCTCTAAATGAGACACCTTCAAACACTTGTTCTTGGAATGGGTTGAATACCAATCCTTGACCCACAGCAGAAATAGAGTTAGCACTAGCAGAACCAGAAATACCAATGATACCGTTAGCAGCATTGATACCTGATGCGATCGTACCAAACAGTGCCTCTGGGGTTGCAGACTGTGCAGCATTTTGAAGTGATGCTGCAATTTCTGTAGCACTAGTGCTACCTAATGCCTTTGCTGCTTCAACACCCAAGACACCTAGTGCAACAGGATTGTAGTTTGCTCCATATGCGGTGCTTAGATTTTGTGGTATATAAAGGTATGTAGAATCTAAATTTGACTGCTTTACCTTAGATCCAGTAGAAGCAAGACCTCCACCACCGCTGTAATCGACCTCAAATTCAGTAAATTTAATATAATCAATACTATCGGTTGGAAATTCTGCACCTGTATTGAACGCACTACCAAGACCATCTGCTCTAGAAGAAGTGTTAGGTGCAGTTCTGGGATAAATGTAGGTTTTTGATTTTGCCATTTTATACCTTTAGTTCGTGTTCAGTCAGTATAATAAATTCCCACATATGATCAGCACAGAATTCTTTTGCTGCCGTCCATTTTGCTTGATTCACTGCGTAGGTCGTGACCTCAGTAATGTATTTTTTGGTCTTTCTTTTTTGGATTTTTGGACCTTTAACTTGGTATGCGGGTTTTACCTCAACCAGGTATTTTTTGACCTTTCCAGTTTTATCTCTTACTTTAATGTAAAAGTCTGGATAGTATTTGTGGCGTTTACCATCAATGGGAGATATATAAGGAATAAAGATCTCTTCACTACCCCACTCAAGAATTGCGGGGTTTTTATCACAATAGATCATAAATTTTAGTTCCCAGGATGACCTATAAATAATGTTCTTAGGGTCTCCTTTGTACTTGGTAGTATCTTTGGGAGAATACCTGCCACTATACGCCATAAATATATTTAGTACCAACCTATAAGTTATTTATAACTCATGGCACCAGTTTCCTTCTCATCGACTGACTTATCAGGCGCAAACAGTTATCAGGGATTTATGTCGCTGGTGCAACGTCAGGTTCCAGCAGCTGCTAATTTATATTGGGTTAGATTTAGAAGCGTTCCGAAGATCCTAACCCAGTGGAAATATGGGGCAAATGCATTTAATAACAATACTTATAATGGTGGACCTGGAAATGACCAAGCAAGACTACTAACGTATTATGCTACAGACGTAACTGTTCCAAGCAGGCAGATTACGACTGGTGAAGCAAAACAAGTTGGTGCAATGTATCGTTATGCTACTGGTACTAGTTTTAGCGAGATCAGTATCCAATTCATTCTTCCTAGAAGCATGTTTACCAGAATGCTATTTGAAAGATGGATGAACTATACTGCAAATGATGCGACACAGAAGGTTGCATTTTATGATGATTATGTTTGTAGTCATCTTGATATTTTTAAGTATGAGAGAGGTGGTGTTAATCCTGTTCCCCCAAACAACTCCTACGGTAATCTATCCAAACTACAAAGACAAGAAGTAGACAGATATTATAAAACTTCACCTAAATGGAATCGTCTTTCTGGTGCGTGGACACTGAAGAATGCATATCCGTTTAACATTAGTAATATTAATCTTAATGCTCAACCTAACGGATTGTTGACAATGGACGTATCTTTTTACTTTGAAAGGTATCGTTTTTATTACCCTTCCACCAATGAGCAGAATATTCCTAGTATTAATGTTGCCGTTGATCTTGGTGTTGATACATCGAAGGATATTCAGAATGCTCAAGGTCAAAACTCAGCAAATCCGAATACAGGAACTGCTGCTACTGTTATTGCTACCTCCCAAGGAGGAACAACTATAATTACCCCCTAAATAACTAAGACTGAACCCTGTTTTATGGAGTCATTATGCCTTTACCAAAACTAGTAGTTTCTGAGTATGAACTGAAAATTCCTTCTTCAAAGGAAACGATCAAGTACAGACCCTTCCTTGTTAAGGAAGAGAAACTTCTCCTAACTGCCATGGAACTTGGTGGTGAAAAGGAGATGATTAGTGCAGTTAAAACTATCATTAAAAATTGTACTAATCTTAAGTCGAGAGTCGATTCTCTGGCAACCTTCGATATTGAATATATCTTCTTGAAGATTCGTTCAAAGTCTGTTGGGGAAGTATCCAAAGTTATGGTTACATGTCCAGATGATAATGAATCTCAAGTCCAAATTCAAATCAACCTTGAAGACATTGAGATTGTTTGGCCAGAAAATCATAAAAATGAAATTGAACTAGATGATGATACCTATCTCGTTATGAGTTATCCTTCTTTAGATACGTTTGTGAAGATCAACTTCACTGGCGAAGATGTTGGTATTGATACTGTGTTTGATCTTGCAGGATCTTGCATCCAACAGATTGTTCAAGGTGATGAAATTTATGATGTAAAGAACTACACCAAGAAGGAAGTTGTAGAGTTTCTGGAAGGTCTCAAGAGTGATCAATTCATGAAACTGCAAGAATTCTTCAGTGATATGCCTAGACTAGAGCATGAAGTTGAAGTGAAAAATCCCAATACTGGTGTGGAATCAACTGTGAAACTTGAAGGTCTAGGCGCTTTTTTCGAGTAGCCCTCCTTCATAACACATTACAAAACCATCTTGACACTAACTTTGCTTTGATTCACCACCATAAGTGGTCATATTCTGATTTACAAGATATGGTTCCTTGGGAAAAAGAATATTATGTTGATAAGTTGATTGGACACCTGAAGAAGGAAGAAGAAAGATACAAGGATCAACAGAAGAAAGCAAGCGGTAGGCAGAGTCTCTAATGGCACCAAAAGTCAAATCATATAAGTTCATAAATCCCAACCTGATTAAGGTCATGAAGAACCCTTCAGGTGGGATTAGATCTTCAATGGTTAAGACTAAGGGTCTTAAACTCCAAACTGTTAGTGCAAAGAAGGGGGGAAAGTCCCAACTAGATACAGAAACTTTCACCAAGGGATCTAGAAAGACATTACTAGGTCTCAATAGGATTGGTGCCTCTGTTTATAGTTTGGGTAAAGTTTTTGAGAACCTAAGAGACGCTAACAAGGCGGAACTTGGACTGCAGAAATTGCAGGACAATTTTGAACGTAAGAAGAAACAGTTCAAAAAAGACCAGGCATCAGAGCAGGCAACAGAATCTTACAGTAAGAAAGATATTGAAAAGGCAGGCGATGGTAAAGATGTAAAGAAAAAGGCAAAGAAAGAACTTACTTGGTTAGAAAGACTTCTCGGACCATTTAAGGGAATTGCTGAGTTTGCCATAAAGACTATCCTAGTTCAGGGTGTTCTTAGATGGGTCTCAGATCCTAAAAATGGCGAAAGAATTGGAAAAATTGTTGGTGCATTACAGACTTATTTTGGATTTGTCTTTGGTATTGCACAGACATCCATTGGATTGTTCATGGATGGTCTTAGTGGCATCTTTGGAGATGGTTCTAAGCAAGGACTTGCTAGATTTGGAGAAGTCCTAGGTGGTCTAGGAACATTGCTATTGGGTATTGTTGGATTGAAGGCATTGGGTTATATGCTCAATCCCTTTGCCCTTATTATTGATATTGTTGGTCTATCTACAAAATTAATTAATCAGCAAAATAAAGCAGATGCGCGTGCTGCTGCTGATAGTGCAAGAGATGCTGTAGATACTGTTGGAGATGCTACCGACGCAGCAAAAGGAAAATCTATCAGAGATAGAGTAAAAGATTTAAGAAAAGGTCTTGGAGATAAAGTAAAGGCGGCAAGATCAGGTATTACTGATAATCTAAAAGCAGCAAGATCTGGTTTTACTCGATTTACCAATTTTCTAGGTACTGGTAAAGATAATATTCTTAAGTCAGTCAGGAGCACTGCTGGCACTGTTGGTGGCAATATAAAGAAGACTGCATTAGCACAACTTGATACTCTTGCTGCTGGCACTAAATCAGTAATA